TAGCCGTGACCGGCTCGGTGGATGGCGCCGTCACAAGGACGGATCCACGCTGCTGATAAAGCTGGACGGCTGACCGGAGCGTCATGATTTGCGTGGCCTTCCTGGCCCGCGCTTGGCTTCAGGCGGAACCGTTATCTTACGTTCGAGGTCAACTGCCTTGACCGTGCTGATCGGCACTGCGGCGCCATCGGCGAGCGCCAATTCGGCAACGCGGCCATTAACGATCTGGCCTAGCAGGAAATGCATAACGGTGTGCCCTGCTGGCGCGCAGAGGTATCCGCCTTCTTGTGTGATCTTGGCTTCCATGCCGCATCCCTAAATGTGAGAGGGGCGAGTTGCCCCGCCCCTCACTGTATCAGGGATTAGGTCGAGGCGGTAGTTGCGCCAACGATAGCAACAGGTGCCTGAGTTGGCTTGCCCAGAACGGCCAGCACATTGACGATGGCGTCGGTGCCAGTGGTGCCGGTGATAACGCCGCGCACGTACCGCTTGCCGCCAACATAGCCAACGCCACCGGCGATGACGTTATCGGCAGTGTCCAGCGTTACGGTGACCGTAGTCGAACCGCTGAGGCCAGCCACAAGGCCAGCCGCCGAAACGTCCGCAAAGTCAGTGCCGAGCGTGGTGTCGGAATGCTGGAGCTTCATAGTGAAACCAGCAGAAGTGCCCGCGTCGGTCACGGCGTCGGTCGCGAGATAAACCGTCAGGCTGCTATAGCCCCGGCGGTCAATCAGTGCCGAGTTGTTAGCCGTAACGCCGGAGAGCGTCTGCGGTGCGCCGCGAAGGATAGTCTGGTTGGAAATCATATCGCGCATGGTTAACCCCTTTTGCGCTAGAGTTTACCGGGCGGCAGGTTCACCGCCCGGTATTGATCCAACATACTACAAAATTTTCAGCGTTTGCGCTAGTGCCCGAAAATCATCCTTCAATGATGGGTCAAGGATAACCGCAGCGTCAGCGTTTCTCATAAGTTCGGCAATGTGCCACCTTGTCATGTCCTGTATGCGCTGCCCTGATGGCTGCCCCGTTGTCCATAACTCAAGATTTTTAGGGTCGTTGTCCGCCTTATCGCCGTTAATATGGTGAACATTTTCCGACTTTGATATTGGCCTTCCAATGACTTGCGCCATAACATGCCGGTGTTGATAAACCTGCCCATTTGGCCCAGCATTAGGATTCTCTGGATCATATCTAACGATGTACCCTAAAGGGTTTATATGCCAGTCCTTGCCAGAGCCATACTCTCTACCCTTACCAGAATTTAGCGGGTCGCCCTTGGTGTAGAACCGTTGCAAATGCTTGTCGCATAGGCCACGAGCCCTTGGGACTGAATTGCACCCGTCTACAGTGCAGCACGTTTGATCTTGCTTTATGTATGGCCTCGCTGTAGGCGCACCGCTCCTGCGAACCATCCCATAATGCAGAGAGCAATAACCTTTGGCTTTGTGTTTTGGCGCGTCGCAATTTTCAACTAGGCATTTAAACATAAAAGGGCTCCCATTTCTGGAAGCCCTTCTAATTCATTCAGGCGTCAAACTCAACTAGAAAAATCGATCAGCTTGATGGCTTCGAAGTTCACGACGTCCCCGCCAACGCGCTTCGTGGTGTAGAATTCCACGTAGGGCTTGTTCGAGTAGGGGTCGCGCAGGGTGCGAATGCCGATACGATCAACGATCTGATACGCTTCGCGCATATCGCCAACGGCGATCGAGAGCGTGCCAGTCGCGGGGGACGGCATGTCCTCGAACGATGCAGTCGGATAGCCGAGCAGTGATGCGGGCTGACCGGCGGCAATGCCCGGCGACCACAGGTAAGCGCCGTCGCTATCCTTCAGCTTGCGAGCAAGCGTCGTGGTAGCGCGGTTCATAAACCAAGTGGCGTTGGCGCGGTACTGAGCCTTGAGCCCGTACAGCGCGTTGATGAGAACGTCACCGCCCGATGGGGCAGCGGCGAACGCACCGTTAGCGCCGGTCTTGAACTGCTCAATGGTGCCGGGCAGCGTGGTGCCGTTGGCGTAGGTCAGGAACCCACGCGGACGGGCAACGCCATTGCCGGTAACAAAGGCAGTCGATTCATCGCGGGCAAACTTTTCCGCAACCTTGGACGCCAGCCAGGCTTCCATGTTGATCGAGGCATCGTCCAGCAGCTTCTGCGTTGCCGATGGCTTGGCGTAAAGCTCATGCACCGGGATGCGCCACTTGCCGAGCTGCGGCGTGTTGGTCACGGCCCGCGTATCGGTTTCGGCAACCCATCCCGACGATGCTTCGTTCAGGTCGAACAGGCCTTCGAGCGCATCGCTTGAAATAACCTGCACGCTGGCATAGGCACGCATCGGCGAAGTTTCAAAAACGCGCGTTACGATGCGGCCCGACAGGTCGGGATAGACAACGTAGCCGCCATCGGGATCGGAACCGACCGAGAGCGCCTTGATCTCATCGCCCGAAAGCGTGCGCTCCTCTTTACGCATGTACGAGTCGAACGCCGACTTGTACGAGGTAAGCTCGGTTGCGCCGAACTCGCGAACGTCGGTGCCGCGCGATCGTGCAATGCCGCGCGCCCAAGAAAGGGCCTTGGCGTCGAGGTCAACTTCATTGCCATCGGTTGTCACCATGCGCGACTGGCGCTTGGCAGCAAGAACGGCGTCATCGGCCTTCTTCTGCGCCGCGTCCAGATCGGCTTCAATCTTGGTGAGCTTCTCGGTGAGCAGCGCGTCGGCGGTGCCCTTCTTTTCAATCTCGGCCAAACGCTGATCGTTCACGGACTTGAACTCGGCGAATGCCTTGTTCAGATCCTCAACAGCGCCAACGGCCTGCTTGATTTCGTCAGACATGGATAGATTCCTTCAGTTGTCTGATTTTTTCCAAAAGGATGCGAACATCCTCGGTTGCCGCCTCGCCGCCGTCAGCGTCCCGCTGATTGCGAAGGCCTTTGAAGCCGTGCGATGCAATCGCAGTAGCCTCGGATCGGGAGTAGCCTGCATCCCGCAGGAACGCCTCGAAATCTCTTTCTGTTTCCACGCTCTTGATCGCCGTAACCTTGGCGTCCGGGAGCATCGGGAACGTCACTAGGCTGATTTCGAATAGATCAACCTCGGTCAATTTCCGCACGCGGCCATCGCCCTCAGCGATTGCTTCCATCGTGCGATAGCCAATGGACATGGAATCAATGGCCCCAGCCCGGAGCAGCGCCATTGCCTCGCGACCCTTGTCTACTTCCTTGAGCAGCCTGCCCTTGACGTACAGCCCGCGCTCATCCTCTTGGAGCTCATCCCACACGCCGATCGGCTCTCGCTGGTTGTGCTGCCAAAGCATCTTGACCTTGCGGGTGCCAAGCGACTTGGCGAACGCGCCGCGCTCGACCACATCCATGCCCTGATCTACAACGCCGAAAACGGATGCGTAACCCTCGAACACGCCATCCGCGTCCGGTTCGCGCTTGAGTTCCAGCGGCGTGCTTTTGTAGTCGATTCTGGACATGGAAAGTCCCCTAGTTTGGTCTAGATTAGCACCATCCCGCGCGCTAGTCAAAAAGCCTGCTCTCGTCAACGATAAACCCCACCGAGCATCGGCAGTTGATCACTTCCTCGGCTGGCCCGGCTGGATCGCCTGGATACATTAGGCTGGCACCGCCGACCGTAAACGGCTCATCCATGCCGACGACTTGCCCATCAGCCTCGCTGTGCGTTTCGCGCGTGCGCTCATCGCCTGAAGCGATCCACTCCCGATTGAGCGGCAGGTTTGTTTCGCGTGCGGCGCGCCCGGCGCCATAGTTCGCAGCGCCATGCGTTTCGGTGCGAGCAATCATGTTTGCGCGGTAGTTTGAGAACTCAGGCACTAGGCCGAGAATGTATTTGGCAACTTCGCGCTGCCCCAGCCCATCGGCATAGCCGCGCGATACGGCGTTAACGACTTGCTGGCGTGTGGTTTCGGCGATGGACGTAATGCGGCGGCGCACCATTTCGCTGCGAACGTAATCCAGCGCCCATGCGCTCATCGTTTCGGCAAACGAGAGCTTGCGCTCTAGATGCAGGTTGACGTCTTTCGATTGGCCAGTGACGCGCTTGGAAAACTCGGTGATCGAGGCAAGCGTCATTGCTTGGTAGGCCGATGCAATCTTGTCATCGTATCCGCGCGGCATTGTGACCTCGTTGGTCAACAACCATCGCTCGACCATATCGCGCATGGCATCGGCAATCTCGCGGCGTAGGCGGCCACGAAAGCGCGCGGTGAGCTTGTCCAGCAATAGGCTTTGCCGTTGCTGCTCGCGGGCGCGGTTGCGGTCAATCAGCCTTCGGGCCATACACCAGCGCCTTGACCTGATCGGCTGTTAGTTCCGCGTCGGTGCTACTGCCCATGTCACCTAGCGGAACGTTCATAGGCGATACGAGCAGCACATCCCCGCCCACGATCGGCTCATAGCCCTTCATGGCGCGCCGCTCGTTAATGGTCAGGTCTGTTGACGTATTGGCCATGTCCCACAGCTTCGACCGCTTGTCGGCAATTGCCGGGATTGAATCAACGTCGGCGCGGATTTCTACGCCATAGGGCGCGGCCAGCCATGCGTTCCAGTCCTGAATGATGTAGTCCAACATCGGCAGCGCGGTATCTTCCCAGAACGCCAGCCTTGCCTCGGCATAGTTGGAATATGTGTTGTCGCCCGGAATGCCGAGCAACTGCGGCGGCACGCCTAGCGCCAGCGCCACGTCCCGCGCGCTGGAATACTTGCTCTCGATAATCCCCATGTCGGTCGGCGATAGCCCCATTGCCTTCCAGTCAAGCCCGCCCTCTAGCAGCATGGGGCGGCCAGCGTTTCCGCTGCCGCTGTACTGCTCCTCGATTTGCGCCTTGAGCCGCTGGAAGTTGTCGTCACTAAGCGTGTTGCCATTGGATACAACCAAGGCCCCGGACGGTCGCGCGCTGTTCTGGAGCAGCGCCTGCATCCACGCCATGGCCTCGTTGTGCTGATCGATGGAATATGCGCCCGCCTCGATCGGCGACATGCCGTACCAGTCGTCCAGCGGGTTGAATAGCTTGACGTGCCGCACGTCGCAATCAAGCGTTGCCTGGTCAACATCCCATCGCTTGGACCGACCGCCGACCGTGTAGATGTAACCCGCAGGCACGCCGGTCGGCGATGGGATAACCTTCATTCGATCGGGGCGGAGCTGGTAAAGCTCGCGCACATCCTGCCCTACTTTGACGCGCTCCTCGTAGCCGTTGCCGGCGATCATGAGGAAGCCCATCTTGGCGCGGATGTATTCGGCGCCGCCTTGCATGGGGTTAGGCTTGGCGAGCAGATCCAGCAGCGGATGCGCTACCAGTTCCTGCTGTCCGCGAAAGACGGTGAACCGCACCGACGCGATGGCCTCGCCGATCTTGTTTATGGCCTGATAGGCGATAACGTTCTTGGCGTATGCCTCGCGGGCAAAGCTCTCGTAATTGCGCGGCGTCCATGCGGGTTGGCCCGGATTGATTACCATCAGGCTGGCGGCCTGGCTGGCTTTGGTTTCTCCTCGGCGGAAACGGTCGAAAAATCCCATTGACGGCCTCAGAGTGATCTAATCGCGGGGGCGATGGATGCTTGCAGCATATCGCTGATAGCAGACATTGCGGTGTCAACCATATCATCATGCGCTGCATTCGGAAAGGTGGACGCCTCAGCGACGAAATCTGTCAAGTGGGGAACGTCGCGCAGGATGATAACATTCCCGCTTTCGATCAGCGGCGCGGCGTCAAAGGCGCGCGTGATCTTGTCCACGTTGCGCTTAATCCCGATGATTGGAATCCCCTCGCGCTTGAGGGTTTGAATTAGGCCAGTGCCGCTTACCTTATCTTCGACATTGAACGAGCGCAGCGTGCCTTGTGTCTGAACCGCTTTATGCTTGGCCCAGAATGCACGGGCCATCGCCTCAAGCTCCGGTGCCTCCCATTTGCCGCGCATCATGTCGAGCATGACAGCCTGGCCGGTGACGCTGTAGCCCCAGCATTGGAAGACGGAATAGTCGTTCTGCTCTTTGGTCTTTTGCGCGGTGTCGGCATAGATTGCGCGCCACTGGATCGGCGGGGCAACCTCCAGGTAGCGCCACCATTCATCGCGGAATATGCCGCCGCCTAGGGGCGAAGGGCGTTGCATGTATTGACCGGCGAACACGTAAGGGCTTGACGCCTCCAGCCGGTCAAGCATTTCGTCGGGGAACTGTTCCGGCCAGAACGAGGTGCCGTCCTCATTGCGCGCCGGAATGTTGATGTGGTGCCATGCCTCGCCGGATCCACCGCCTAGCAGCCAGCCCGATAGGTCGTCCTCATGCAACCGCTGCATGATGATGATGATTGGATCGGCCCGCTTGTTCAGGCGGCTTTCCATCGTCTGCTGATACCAGTTGATGACGTTCGCGCGCATCACGGAGCTGTTCGCATCGCCCGCCTTGTGCGGGTCGTCGATGATGATCGCCCCACCAAAGCCCTGTCGCATCTTGCCTGCGCCATAGCCTGTGATCGTGCCATCGGCGCCGGTTGCGTAGACAACGCCGCCATGCGCGGTGCGAAACTCGTCGCGGGCCTTGCTATCATCCTGAAGCGCCGTCCAAGGGAATACCTCTCGGTAAACCTCGTTCTGCATCATGGCGCGCACCTCGTAGGTGTTTGATGTCGCAAGGCGTTTTGAGTAGCTGGCGTGAATGAATTCGGAATCTGGGAAAATCCCCATGCCCCAGCCGATGAACGACTTGACGGCTGTTTCTGTCTTGCCCGATCGCGGCGGCACGTTGATCAGCAGGCGGCTAATGCGGCCGAGCAAGACCTGCTCCAGCGCCTGGCATATGCGCCGCTGGTGCCAGTTGTCGAGCATAGGTACGCCGCGCCGGGCTTGGAACATGGTGCGCGTGAACGGGTATAGCCTCTGGCGGCATTGCCCGATCTGGTCAGGTGTCATCATGTATTTTTGCCAGCGCTGCCAGAACGGCGGCCTGCGTGGCTTCGGGCTTTAGCGATCCGTCCTCGTTGGATATGTCCAGCGTTTCGCGCCAGCGTGCGCGTGTCTTGAGCCAGAAGATCATGGCTGTGGTATCGCCGCCCATTGCCTTTTTGAACAAGGCACCGCCAACGGATGCGTTTGCCCTTTCGCGCGAAGTGTCAATTTCGGCTTGGTAATGACGCTGGAGGGAATCGACCGATATGCCGAGAATTTCCGCAATGACGTCCTGCTTAGTGCCGACCGTGGCGTGGAGCGATACCGTCTGACGCGTGGCTTCGGTTGGGACATGCGCCGGGCGGCCGCCTGGATGCTTGCCGGTCATGCTGTAATTCCTTTTGGCATCAACCATTGATCAATTACAGCACGGGCAACTGCTTCTGTCATCTTTGGCGGGACGGACATACCGATCATGTATTTTCCGATTTTGTCGGTCTTGGCATGATAATCATCAGGGAAACTGCCGAGGCGAATAACATCGCGATACGTCCATGATGCAAATTTCTTTTTTTCGTCAATCAATTCATCACGGGATTGAGCAACTAACGTTGGTGATGGTTGCGTCATGGGCCAGGGTTTAGTTCTTCCGGCTAATGTATGCCGCTGATTTGATGCTGTAATCATCTCATATTTTTTTAAATCATCACGCAAATCCGCACAGGCCTCCCCTGCACTCACCCATCGATGCGTTGGTGATAGCTTCAATAGCGGCGCTTCAATGCCATTCCGAATTGCCACGAAGAACACCCGCTCTCTCCGCTGCGGAACTCCACAGTCAGCAGCATTTAAAAGAAACAATTGAGGCCGATATCCAATCTCACGAAAACGCGCCATGACCATCTTGGTATAGCCCTTGGCATTGCCAAGGATCATTCCCTTGACGTTTTCAGCAATTGCAACTTTCGGCTTGAGCCGTTAAACAAGGTCAAGGTAATCAAAGAAAAGGTCAGACAGC